TGAAATCTCAGCAGCTGTTTTGAAAATCTGGGTATACCCATAATTATCTTCCATACTGTCTGAGAAAACGTCTGGTGCTCCAGAACCTTCTGCGTAAGCTGTACCGATGATTTGACATCTTTTGTTATTCAAAAGTTTGTCAGCATCACCTGTTGTGGTTGATACAGAAATAACTTTACCTGTGAAGGTAGTTTGGTTATTTCCTGAATCTTGAACTGGTGCATCTTCTACTCTACATACGATATTAGCGTAGTCGTTGTCTCCTTCAGTTCCGCCCATTGTTCTTACAGCAAAGACCATTCCTTTTACAAGGAAGTCTACTGCGGCACCCGCAGGGGTGTCTACAGTAAAGGATACGGTATCGCCAGATACCTGCACCGCACTACTATCGTGATTACCTTTTAAAAGGAACTCTCTACTTGTATAATTAATCTTTGTTCTATCTTCAAGATAACGAAACAAAGAATCATCCGTAGGGAGTTTAGCAGTTTTGCTCAGATATACGAAGAAAGGACTTTCTTCAGGTGCTAGTTCAGCAATCCTATCAGAAAAGTTATATAATCTTCTTCTATCTGGAGCAACACCATAATCAGCAGATGTAGTTGCATTTGTCAAGTTCGTTGACTTGATTTGTCCGCTTATTGCCATTGTATTCTCCTATTTACTATTACGTTTTATTCCTTTGCTAATGCTACCAGAGTTAGCCGCATTAAGAATTTGGTCCCACATTCCATCTTGTTCAGACTTAGTAGGAACACTTCCCCCTTGTAATACTCCAGCTGTTCTCGCTTGGTTACTTGTGTCTGGCGTTTTAATTACGGGCTCTTTGTATTCACCCTTATTCATTTTGAATAACTTAACCAGGTTCTCTAACGGAACACTATCTTTTGGTTGTCTAGCAAAATTCATGAACTCACGAATTTCTCCTTCTTCCATTTGATAATCGCTTTTGAGACTACTCATAGTTTCACTTAGAAACTGTTTTTGCTCTTGCCCTTTCATAGCATTGCTTACCGCATTATTTATCCTAGCTTCTTCTTCTCTCACACGAAACTCATATGATTTAGAGCCAGGCTTGTTGTACGCATCCCACGGATTGAACTCGTCTTCGTTTAACTGTAATGCTTCAGTTTTTTTATCTTCACCTTTTTTTCCGACAATATTGTCTCTTAAAGTTTCAACAAGGTCAGGTCTCTGCTCTAGCAAGTTTACTAAAGGTTTGTATTGGTCCATATGCTTTTTATCAGATTCAGCTTTGTCATACATTGACTGAAACTTTTTAGCTTCTTTTTTCCAATCCATATTTTCGTTATCTCCTAAAGTACCTTCTTGTTGATTCCCAGCTTGAACCTCATCCATAGATTCCACAGCTTGAGTATCGGTTGTTGATGTTTCATTTTCCATATTAATCTCCTTCGATGTCTAGTCCTCTTTTTGAGCAGAACCACGTTTGACTTCAGCCTCTACGACTTTAAGTTCTCCACGTAATTTCTCTAGTTCTAGCAACACCTTATCGTTTAACTTGTTTTTACTAATACGCCTATCGGCACTGGCGTTAGATTCTACCTGATTTAAACGAGTCTTAAATTTCTCAACTTCAGTTCGTTTTCTATCGGATAGAGATTCTCTTGTAGCCGTTTGCAGGTCTCCCTGTAAATTTTTAATTGTTTCTTCCATTGAAGCAACTTGCTGTTGCATTTGCTGTCTTTGGTTTACTCTTCTCAAGATACCTTCTTTATCAAATATATCTGGATTCTTTTTTAATACTTCTACCTGGTCAACAATTCCCATTTGATATGCTTCCATATAAACAGCAAGTTCAGCATATTTACTTGTAGGTAATGTAGAGCCAGACTCAATACCTATGTCATGTTGTTCTAAGTTGTGTTTATCTTTTTTTAAATCAAATACAACTTTAGACTTGTCACTATAAACTTGTGACATCATTTCAGTAATGTCATTGTTTGGTTGTACCAGTCTTAATATTTTAGGAACGTTGTAATGAGTTTTAGCAAAGTTATACATTATCTTTCCTAATCTTTTTATACTAAACTCTATATCTCTTAATTTAGATTTAGGTCTTTCACTCCCAAGTGCAATCAATCTTTCTGTTCCTCTTGCAGTGTCTGGAGCTTTCTCTCCCACTCCTTGCATTATTTCTGGAATACCAAAAATAAAGTTTATGTAAAACTCACACTGCTGTATCAATCTATAAAACTCTCCAGTCAATGGTTGTGGAGCTGGATAGTGAGGCTCTCCTTGAGTAGAGTCAACTTCTATTACTGCATTAGGATTTGCCCAATCTTTTTCTAATTGCGAAACATCTTCTACACTTCCCAAAGGAACTAATAGTTTTAAGCCAGCAGATGCTTGTGCGTGAGATAGTGCTAAAGACCATAGTTTGTTTAGCAATCGTTGCATCGGTCTCGCCCTGGAGACATCCGAACGAGGATATGGAGTTTGAGTCCAAACGTTTGCTATGGGTACAATAGGATAAACGTCAGTGTTTAGCACAGCCTCATATAACACCACCTCACCAATACTAGCAATTACTTTAATTCTATTTTGGAACACTTGAGTAATATCAACCTGTCCCATCTTGACCATCTCTTTATTGTTGTCAAGGAATACTCTGAAGTCTGCTTCATCAACAACAAACTCTTTACCGCTTTGATTATCAAACAAACGATAAAAAGGAACTTTTACTTTACTAAATCTTTCTAAAATCTGAAATCTTTTATAGTTAGTATCTGTATAACCTCTAACAGTATCTGGAGTATAAGCATTCATTGTGCTACTATTTACAGCATCTGGATAGTCTTGGTCATAAGAGTATGTAGATATTTGGTCAACCAACCTATCTATCTCTTCTCCCGTTTCAGGGTCTATGCTAACTCCTAGTTCTGGATATAAATTTAATACTTGGTCTTCTGATAGTATCGTAGATAGTATAACATTGTCAGCATCAGAAAAAAATCTATCTCTTGAAGACGCTGGAACATATACTCTAAATGGGTCTAGGTAAGAAAACTTTACATCTCCTTTACCAAAATCAGAATCATAGTCTATGTATGTATATAAATAACCAAGACCAAGAACACAATAGTCATGTATTGCTTGTTTAACTTGTGCGTCTCCATCGGAGTTTTGCCAAATAAAACCCATAATCTCTCTCCATAAATACGCCAAAGAAGCATCAGAGTCTTCTCTTGGTACCACCGTAAATGCAGGAGGTCTTGATGTCAGCATACTTTTTAATCTCTCTACCGCTGGAGATATTCTATCCATAGGAACATCTGCTTGGTTCCTTGAAGCTAATTCGTTTGATTCATTCTCAGAAAAATGATTTCCTAAATAAAAATCTAAATCTTGTCTAGCATCTAATTCCCAAGCCTGTCTATCGTTCTTATATCTGTCAAACAGTTCTTGATTAGTTGATGCTCTCTTGTCATATTCCATATGTTTCCTTGATAAAGATATAATGATTCGTGTGCAAATTTACAAATTTTGCCATTCGTTAGGCAAGAACTATCAGTCAATAGACCCAGTTATCCAATTATATATCTTATTTTTTTTTATGTTTACGTTCTTTTCTACGCTTTCTGCGAAATTTTTAGCATCAATAACTGTGCTATTAGGAGCTCTTGAGAAGTAATCTGCATAATATAGAGCATCCATCAAGTCATCGTTCTTTGGTTTGGGGTGTTCAAACAGTTCATCTACTATCTCTGTCATATGTTTTTTAACATATAGCTTTTTAGAATTGACTATAGGACCTAGTGATGTCTCTAGCCTATCTTCTTTTTTAATTCCATATGGAGGTTTTACTCCTTTAAATATACCAGGCATAAGTCTTTTATCTTTTACAGATAGTCTAGTTGTCATATCTCTAACCATTTCTTGAGCAGCAACCGTTTCAATACTAACTCTTCTTACTGGTGAATACTTTCTAGCCATCTCCACAATCTTTTGTGCCATATCAAACGCTGGTATCTTTTCTCTAAAATAATCAATTACATATCTATTTTTATTAGCGTCTATACCCATTACCAATATTACTTGATAGTCAGATGTCTTTGTTGCTGTAGCCGCCAAGTCAACACCTATGTATACATTAATAGGAATTGCTTCATCATTATTTACCAAGTATGTATAGTTACCCCTTACTTCGAAGGTGTGGCTATAGTGTTGTATCCTATCTATTTTAAATGCTGCCGAAGATGCGTCACGGGCATCGTTCATATATTCTTGAGCAAACTTATTAACAAGTCCAGCTTCAATAAATTCTTTTCTTTTATTCTCTAATTTTTTTAAAGAGAATTGTTCTGGCCATAATGGCTTTCCATCTTCAATAGCTCTATGGAAAGTAACATCCCACGGGTAACTACGATTATTTTTTTGAGCATCTTTATATCCATCTACAATATTTTGCAAGAATGCATCATAGTGAACAATAGTTCCAGTTAACCAAATCCATCCTTCATTACCTGGTGTCTCTTCTAGTGATGGATATACAGTAGATACAATCCACTTCTTTAACTCTGCTCTTCTCTCTGGAGTTTTAGTATTTAACTCTGATTCAAAGTCATCAAGGATAATACCAGTATATCTAACTCCTACTTCTGCCCTACCACGAAGCCTTTGAGCAGAGCCTTTAGCTATTATTCTATCTCCTTTAGGAGTAACAATATCTTTTTCTGTCCATCGTTTTCCTACGCTACCACCATCCATATTACCAAAGTAGTAACGAATCATTTCGTTTTCTTCAAAGTGGTGTCGTATATATTTTAAATGGTCAACAGATTGTCCCTGCTCTTCAGATACCCAGGCTACAAAGTTTTGCTTATCTGTTTCTGCAAATAAAAACTTATGCATAATAGCAGTTTTAGATAAGATACTTTTACCCATACCACGAGGAATGATGTTACAAATACGAGCTCCAGGTTTATGCTCAATCAATCTTTTAGATAAGTCATAGTGAAACTGTGGACTTTCACTCTTATGTAAAAAGTCTTGAGGTAAAAATACACGACCAAAAAATATTAAGTCTTTATATGCTTTAGCTAATACCTCGTCACGTTCTGCCATCACAGAAGGTCCAGGTATAATATTAATCTTCTTGTTTTCCATCGTTAATTAGTTTCATATTACTCATCTCTAATATCTCTTCTTTGCTAAAACCAGTAAAAGCTTGTCCTAATAATAGCGATTCGCTTTTCTTTTCTGGATACATACTCTGTATCTTCATAAAGTTTTCTAATGCACGAAGCTTTACAGCGTCAGATGTTTCATCATTTTCTACAATGTTCTTTGCCTGCTCTAATGTCCATCGTTTATCAATTCCAATTTCAGTTAGCAGTTCTTCTATTTCTTTTTCCACTTCTTTCTTTATCCTTGTTTGTTTTAGGAGAACAGATGATTTTACTTTAGCTGTGTGCTCGTTGTTTGTTTCAAAACAATCTAAATATGCTTGCATAGGTTTTTCTCCGTGAGCAATTAACTTAACAAAACGTATCTCTCTCCACGTTAATGGTTTCTCTTCTATGTTTGTTCTCTTCATAAAAGAGTGATAATCTTT